CTTTATTCGCAGCAACCATTTTTTTACAAAATTCTCTTTCGCTTGTATGTCCACCTTTAGTTGCATATACATATCTTACTCTATATAGGTTAATATCTCTATCTATACCATCTTGCTCACTTTTACGTTCTGCTTTTGATGTACCTGTTCTAGCAAAATACATTTTTTCTAAATTGTAAGCAAAATCAAAATCTTCATGCTCATCACTAGCATCTTCCTCATCTATCAAATCCCAATTTTCTAAATCTTCATCTTCACCATAATTAGCTAAAAAGTGATCTAATGCACTTTCTTCTGAAAATCTACTATTTACCTCTTCTGCTTGTGCTAATGGCTCATATCCTAACTGCTCTCTTATCTCATCTTGTGTCAATACATCTTTTAATACATCAGCATCAAACATACTTGAAAGAGGTGATACCTCACTTAATGATATAGGAAGATTTAAATTGTTTACATTTAACACCATTCTAAGCCCTTTTAAAGCAAGATCTTTCATTGGATTAACAACTGTGTTAGAATACAACTCAAAAGCTGTAGAAAGCTCATCTCTACCACCTAATTGACCCTCAGTTTTAACTCCTAATAACATAGGTGATGTAACGCGATGCCCAATCATAATATTCTGTATGCATAATTCATTTAAAACAGTATATTGTTTATCAGCATCACTTACTTGTATTGGTTGTAAATCAGGTGCATTGTTTTTATCATCGCTGAATGTAAGTACAAAACGCCCACTATTAACTCCTGTAAATTTATCTTTAATTTGTTGCTCTATTTTATATCTCTCTTCAGTTGTAGGCACACCATTATTGAAATTAATCCAAAAGCTAGGATGAAAACCATTTTTTATATTTGATAAATGGTACTCAGATGTTAAATGATCAGTTAAAATCCAATTCATAGATGATAAGTAATCAGGAGTGTGATACACCTCCATACCAGGCGAATAAATACCACAATAAATTATTTGTGATGCTTCAGTTCTATCTTGTGTATCATATGCTTTTACAATACGTGGTGCATATTCCTTTTGTCTATACCTACTCCAATCACTAGAAACATAATACTCTTCCACCTCTCCACTATCATTCTTTTTACCAATACGTATTTGCTCTACAGGAATGTGATATATTTCTGCAATTTTAGTTTTATCTTTAGACCATATAACATTTATTGCATATGAGCCAAATAATTTAAGATCAAAAGCACATTTTGTTATAATTTGATGTGCTGAATCTCCTGTTCTATTTACACTTGCTAAAAATTTCTTTAATTGTACAAAAGTACTAAGATCAGCACCCTCATCTTCAATTACAATATCTTTACCTGCTACCATAGATGCAGTTGCATTTACTATCGCAGAATGTGTTGCACTTGAATTATACATGTCTATAAGAAATTGTGGGTACAAATTTTTATACTCACCATCACCATATGATATCCAATCATTAGATGCATTTTCCATTACACGTGGTGCAGTTTGTTGCTCTAAATAAACTTGTAACAATCTATTTTTATCCATAATTATATACTTATACTATTTCTATCTGCAATATCATTACGTACATTTGTAGCATCTGCACTTGATAATGCACTACTAAATATTACCACTTCAAATATTGTTGCTGATGTTAAACCATTTGATGAACTACCTAATTGCTCAAAACCAAATGTACCACTACCAGTACCACTACCTAAAGAAACACCATTTTTTAAAACTCTAACTACATTACTTGAATTTCTAGTAACTTCTGCTATTGCTTTTGTAGTACCAAAACCACTTGATAGTGTTATATTTAAAGTAGTACCACCATGTTTCATTCTAAATGCTGTAGCAGTACCACCCTGTCCAAAACGCATAAAAGATGTGTTATCTACACTTGTTAAAAAACTTTCATTACTTTCTTCTGATAAATCTAATACCATAAATACGTGATAATCACCACTATCAGTATATGTTGTACTAAAATCTAAATTATCTTGACTACCTGCATCTGTTACAAAACCACCACCACTAAATCCACTACCCTCTTGAGCATCTGTTGTTTGACTCGCGTGTAAATTGTTACCACTACTATCATTCCATTGAATACCATCTGTTATTGCAATTTGTCCTGTATTAAATTTAAACCATTGTTTTAAACTTTCAATATCAGTAATAGCAAATGCACTATAAACTTTAGATTTTAATACTAATGCTTGATTTAACATATCTTAGTTGTTATATCCTATTGCTAAACCACTTGTTAGAGTTATCGCTGTAAATGGTGCGAAAATAACAGTACCTGCAGGTATTGTTTTACTATCTAAATTGCTATCATTTGTTGCACCTGTTATAGTACAATTTGTAATAACACTTTCATTTACAAAATGTATTGCGTAAAAATCTTTACTTGTTTGTGCCGAAGTTGTAAAAACCTCTACAGTTCCTTTTTTACCTAACATCTCTTGTAAATGATCGTTTGTATTTTTGTATCCCATAATTAAATTGTTATATATTGTGTGTTAGTTTCTGTATTTGTGTGTTCTGTATATGTTACCTCATCTCCAAATTTTGTAGCTGTAGTAAATGTACCATCATAAACTATTGCTTTACCTCTTGCAAGTGTTACATCATCTCCTTTTATTTGATAAGTATAACTACCCTCATCTGTTAATGTTATATTACTAGGCTCTACAATGTTAAATTGTGCATATCTATTAGTAAATGTAGGTACTATAACTAATTCTTGATCTAATGTTTTAACATCATTTGTCAAAACTATCTTATATTGTGTTATAGATGCATTTACTTTATCTGCTAATGCAACTTTTAAAGTATTTGTTACTGCCTTTTTTATATATAACATCTTTTTAGTAAATATAAAAAACTTAATTTTATTACGCTTATATACAAAAAAAGGTAAGTTTTACCTTACCTTTAATTGATTATATATATAATTTATATATTATGATGCAGTTATTGTAACTGTAAACCCTGCGTTGTCAAATGGTGCTGTTGTGTATGCTTGTACAAATAAACAAGGCTCACTTTCCGCGCCACTAAATGTCAAATCTAGTCCATTCATATCTCCTAAGGCAGCACCAGTTTGTGATGTACCTGCTGATAATTCTAAACCATTTTCTCTTCCTAAACACCAAATTTTATCTTTACCATTAGCATCTTTTACATTAGTTTGTATAAACACTAATAATCTATTTTGTGCTAATAGTTTTAATTCATTTCTATCACCTACAGTCATTTTGTGTAATTTAATATTCACACTAGGCTCATAAAATACAGTACCATTTTCTTGTGATGGTTGTACAGTTTCTGTAAATGATCCTGTACCACGTGGTAATGTATATTTGAACAAATTTGTAGTTAAATCTAAATCACTAACTGCACCTGCTGTTTCTACTATTGTAGCGTCCTCATGCTGTGCAAAATAGATGGCTTTTATACCACCCATCACATCACGGCAATCTAAACCTCTTCCTTTCGTTAATTCACATGCCATATTTTTATATGTTTTAAGTGCTTTTAAGCAAAGGGAATTTAATCCCCTTGCTCTAAGCTAGTTATTAATTAGTCTAATCTCACAATATCGCCACCTTGTGCGTGTTGTGTTCCGCCAGTAAATTTCGCGACCACACGAATATTATCGCTTCCATCGAGGTCTTGCATATCTAGTACACGTACCTCAGTATGATCTGATAATAAATCAGTTCCAAAGAATAAGTTTGACTGTTGTGCCGCGCACATCTTATTTTCTACCATACCTGGACAAACTGCTAATTTAATGCCTTCAAACATTTTTGTATATTCTCCCATGTGATTAAAAGGGAAAGCAGATAAGGCAGAAATAGCAGATAAATATTTTCTATAAGATGTTGGTGATAAATAAATATATAAATCTTCCTTAGTGTAAACAGCACTTGGTATATTTTCAACTACATTTTGTAAGTTTGCAATAATGTTTGATGCTGTAAACGCTGTTCCTGCACCACCCTCATTATCTGCCTCTACTATTGCAGTATCATTTTCAAAGTGTCCATTACCTGCCTGCATAAAGCCAGTAAACTCACCTGCATTAGCATCTAAACCATCCCAAATGCTAGTTTCTACGCTATTTGCTATTTCCATAGCTAAGTGTGAAAATAAGAAAGCTGTAAAGTCATCAGACATTCCTCTATTGTGTGCCCCTGCTCTCATTTGAGCCGCCTGCCAGTCAGCAAGTAAATCTTTTTTACAAAGATCAACGTTAATTTGTAATTCTTTTGGATTAAGCACTCTTTCAGTTAGTGTAAGTGTACCTGCATCAGTAAAATCACAAGTTGCATCTACAATTAATCCTGATGTAGCTACTTTTGTTATGTTTCTTTTAAATTTAACATTCTCTAGAACAGTTAAAAAGTCTAAAGATTTAGCAGATTTTAACGCAGCCGCGATATACTGTCCTGCGTGTTCCCCACTATAGTTTGAAGTAATATTAAAACCCATTTTTTTTTAATTTTATTGTTATTAATTATTTAAGTTATACCAAAATCTATCTTTAGCAGATAATTTGTTATATTCTGCTTTTGACAATTCTGTTTTTTTATTATTTTTTGTAAACTTATTAAGTTTTACAGGCTTATCACCTGGCTCTTCACCTAATTCTTTTACTTGTTTAGCCAATTCTACATTCTCTTCTTGTAATTCAGCTATGTTTTCATCTTTAGATAAGCTTTCTCCTCTTATCTCATCTAATTCTGTAGATAAACGTGCTATATCATTACGCACCTCTTCTAATAATTCTTTAACTACAGTTCCTATTTCATTAAATAGTTCTGCATGTTCATCTGACATCTCTTCTTTTTCATCATACATTTCTTCATCTTCATCTTTTGCTTCAGTTTCTTCTACCATTGTAGCAATTACACCCTCTTCCTCTATGATAAATTTTACGCCATCTTCTGTTTCATATTCTCCTACAGGTAATGGTATTTGTGTACCATCTTCTACAAGAACATTTACTGCGACACCCTCAGCAAGAGCATCTGCTTCAGATACAATTAAAGTACCATCTGCTAGTTTGCCCTCATATGCTAATTGAGTAGTTTCTTCCTCAATGCCTAAGGCAACTCTAATTCTAGTTTTTAAGTCCATTTTGAAAATTTTATAGTTAGGTTATTTATAGTAAATATAAGTTTATATATTTTGTTACTTTTTTGAATCTATTTTTTTTAATTTGCTTATTGCCCAATTAATTCCACTAGATCCACCCCATGCATCCCACATTAAACCACCACATCCCTCAGTATATGGTACATCTTTGTTTTGTTGATGTCTTTTAAACGACGCCATTCTTGCAATAGTATCTCTTGTTATATTTTCTCTTCTAGCTAATTGACCTGCTCTAGTCCAACCAACACGTGTTCCACAAGTTGTACCATTTTCTTCTTTCCACTTTATTGCTCTTTTGGCGTTGTTTGTAGCACTTTGTGGATAATCATTATAACTTTCTAAGTACTTACGTTTTTTTTTCTTTTTTTTTTTCTTTTTTGCATTTACAGGCACACAATTTGGTACTTTACGACCATCTTTTATTTTATGTCCTATAGGCTTGTAACCACTTGTACAAGGATTAGGTGATATTAGTTCTGTTTCTTCACAACCACAATCTTCTTTTAGTATTTCTGATAAATTGCTTATAATATCATGATCTGAGCAAGGCATAAAAACTTCTTTACCATCTAGTGAATGAGAATGTACGCCATCACAACCAAGTTCTTTAGCTTTTGCTAGTGCTTCATCTTCATTATCATATAAAGGTAGATCTATTTTACCATCTTTACCATCTGTTACCATGCTACCTACTCTTGCAAACTTGCTCATTTCAGCCATTTTATCAGTAAAATATCCCTCAATACTTAATCCACGTAGCTCACCATTTTTTATACGTTCTATAATCTCTTCATTTTCTATTCTCATACTCACAAACCATGTGCCTTTAGGTACATCATAGCCATATAACTTAGATTTATCCATTTCAGGATTTTGCACTATCCAACTTTCTACTGTATGTACACCTGTTACTTTATTTTCATGTTGTACTGTAGCATTGTTGTTATTGTTGTATTTTAAATACATCTCACTTGCTTTTTTTACAGTTGCTTCAGTAAAATATACATAATACTCTTGATTTGTTTCTGCATCAAATCTATATATTTGTTTGTTAGGTATTAATGCAGGTGATACAAGTAGCTTTTGCTCTTCATCTACTTTTGCTAATGTTAAATTATGTTTATCTTTTTTAAAATAAACAAAGTTTTCAGCTATTGCAGGCTCAGTAACTAAACTTATCGCATCTATTGTAATTTCTTCATGGTTTTCATCTATAACCAATTCTACTATTTTTGTTGTATTTTTTTCCATAATTATATTGTTGCTTTTCTTCTTATATTATTTAATCTATCTTGTTCTGTAGTCATCTCATCAGCAACTACAAATGCTTTTACTGTTCCTGTAGTAACTCCACCTGAATCTCCACCAATCATACCGCCATTAGCAAAACCTCTACCACCACCTGCTTGATTTATTGCAGATAACATAGGTCTAAACATTCTTGTAGATTTTGCATTTATAACGCTTTCTCCTTTACTTAATCTTGCATTAACACTATCACTTGTAGTAGTACCAATACCACGTACCATACCACCAGTTGCAAATTTAGGAGTATTATCAGTTGCTACTATCTTTTTTACTTGTGCAAAACCATTTATTATAGTCATGGCTGCCGCGATTTGTGGGAAAGGTGGTGGTGCAGGCGTGTTAGCTAAAGCATTTGTCGCAGCCAAATATGTATTTATTGTTGCTTGACCTACTGCTAATGCTTTACCACCAGCACTTTCTTTACCAGCAATTTCTGATATTGTACCCATAGCATTTGCCATTACACCTAACTTTGCCCTTTGTACTCCCTCATCATCTGCTTTACGTTCTGCGTTATGTTTCTTTTTTAACTCAGTTTCTGCAATTTCAAATTTTTCAATTATTGCTAATCTAGTTTGTAAATCCTCTACATCTTTTAATGCATTTGCCTCATCTTGTTCTAATTTTAATAATTCTCTTTGTTCATCACTTTCTGCTTTAGCTAATTCTAACTCTTGCTCGGCTTGTAACCTACCTTTGAGCATCTCAATCTTTTTGTCATTATCTTCTTTCTCTTTTTCTTCTCTTTTTTTATTTTCTTCATCTATTTGTGCTTGTCTTTCTTTCTCTTCTGCTTCACGTTTTGCCTCGCCCTCTTTACGTATTGCATTAACCTTATTATTAAGTTCTATTTGTTTAGTTGTACTTTCTTGTTGTATGTTAAATAAGTCAATTTCTAATTGTGCTAACTCATCTAAATCTTCTGCAGTTTTTTCACGTGTACTTAACTCTTCCTTTCTAATATTTAATTGTTCTTGTGCTTGTGCAACTCTACGATCCATTAAATCAGTTTCTATATCTAAACCTTTTTGAGCCGCGTCTAATCTTTCTTGTTCTGTTTTTGTAGTATCTTCTGCAATTAATTTTAATTTTTCTAACTCTGCTCTACGTTCTGCAGTTTCTACATTTAATTCTCTTTGTCTATCTCTTAAATTAGTACTTGCACCTGACAAGTCCATCATTTGTTTTGTTTCTTTTACAATTTCTTCACCTATACCTGATACTGCACCTTTTACATCTTCTATAGCACCTTTTAAATCACCTTTAAATACTTTTGTTAATGCTTCACCTACTTTACTTGCTCTATCTGTAATAACTTGTACCGCAGCCCCAACACCAGCTAAAGCAGTTTCTAATAATTCAGCACCTCTTTTTGTTTTTGTAAAAAATGTTACTAATGATCCGAATGCAACTACTAACAAACCAATACCAGTCGCCGCTATACCAACTTTTATAGTTTTAAATAAAGCACCAAAACCTGCCCTCATTTTACCACCAGCCATAAGTTGTAAACCTAGATATGCTTGTTCACCTTGTACTGTTAAAACTTCTAATGCCTTTCTACCTATTTGTCTTAAATCTGCAAATTTCTTTTTGACATCACCTATAGTAACACCTAAAAAACCAAAACTATCTATATTAGATTTTAGCTCTTTATTTACATCTTTTATTCTTTGTTGTACATTTTCTAAACCTTTTTCTGCCTCTTGTGTGGACATTTTAAGGCTTAACCTTACTCTTTCTTCATTTGCCATTTGCCTTGTAGTATTTTATTGTATTGTTTTTTGCCTTTCATTTTAGTAATGTATGGTAATGTTTTTTTTAATGCTACCATACCTAATATTATATATGTGCTTATAGCTTGATATTTCTTATTATTATCCATTTATATAAAACTTGTTTTTAATTCATTTACCATAACTATTACACTCCAGTCAATAGTAACTCTCAATTCACCTGTACACGTTACTTTAATGTAATCAGGGGTATCACTTACAGCAGTAAAATCATTTGTCCAAGCATTTATACCGTGATTATGATTTGTTAAATTATTTTGTCCTATTCTACTTAATACTCCTGAATGTACTCTAAATGTATTTCGTTGATATTTACCCATACAAGCATCATCACTACTATCAACACGCCTTGCTAAAATATAACATTCTAAAGCTATTACACTTTCTTTAGTTTCATCTATTATAAATCTTTTGTTACTTTCACCACCAATAAATATTTCTGTTTCTGTATCATCTGTAGTACGGCCTTCAAACATCAAGACACTTCTTTGTGTTCGCCCTAAACTACTTGTTATTGCGTGGTTAAATTCTTTATGTCTTGTTGTATGTGCTAAATTACCTATAGTATGTGTGCTATCTACGTTATCTATTTGGTTATAATTACCTTGTACATTTGTGTTTAAAGCATTGTAGTCAAATTCATTTTGTTGTCCTATAGTGTATCTATTATTAATAGAATCAACATTAATTTCTTTGTTTTCTATTATACAACTTGTACCTGTAAACACACCACCTACTAATCTACAATCTTCACTTGTTCCACTTATCTCTTCACCTTTTGTACCTACAAAAGTTATTGTATTATTTTTTATTTGAAATATTTTAGCCATTATTGTTTTAACATTTCTAATTTAGCAAGTCCTTTTTTACCTGCGTTATATTCTATTTTTACTATTTTATAGTTTTGATTATCTATTATTATAGTATCTGCAAAACTAAAATTTAATATATCTGTTTCTGTTAAATATACCTTAGCTTTAACTAATACTCTTTCATTTGTAAATCTTTGTTGTATGTAATCATACCAATAACTAAGATATAAATTAGCACCATGTTGATATGGCGTTGAAATAAACACATTTTGTGTATAACCAAAATTAAGATCAGGTTTTGCACTATGCATTTGATCAGGATAATCTTTCATATGACTACCTACTCTATAATGTGTTGTATTAAAATTAGAGAAAGTTGAACTAAAAACAGTTGCTACAACTTTATGTGGTTGTTTAAATATTAATCTAGGTGCGTTTTTTATAGGCTCAAAAACTCCATTATTTTCTGCATAACAAGTAGGGTAGCGTAAACCACTACTATTCTGTTCAAATACCATAGCACTAAACACATCTAATTTTATAACTTTCTCATCTATATAATCTACAGGTAAATTAACAACCATACTACCATACTCTTGCCCTGTTTCTTGCTCATATTTATTTAATCTTGCATCATCTTTATCATTATTATATTTCCATGTAATTTTACTTGGTACTTTCTCATAGTTTTGTACTATTTCTGTACTATCTACT